GGCGGGATGAGCTCCCTGACCGGAGAAGACCGGAAAATCCTTAACAATGTTATGTCTACTGGCGCCGACAGCGGTGGAATGCTTGTGATGCCGGAAGAAATGGAAAATTCCGTGCGTGCTCTGCTCACAAAGCGGGTTGTCATGCGCCGTCTGGCGAGCACTCTCACTCTGACAGCCGATCGGAAGATTGTCCTTGCATCGTCCTATGGCGCTGCGAACTGGATCGGTGAAAACGGGGCCTATCCGAAAGTCGATGACAGCTATGGGACTGTGACGATCGGAAATCATAAACTTGGCAAGATCATCCCGGTGTCTGAGGAACTGCTTCATGATTCCGAGTTCGATCTGACGGGCCTCATTTCTACCAGCTTCGGACGTGCATTTTCGGAAGGCGAAGAGGATGCGTTTCTCAATGGTGATGGCACTGGTAAACCGAAGGGCGTCCTTGTGGATGCGCAGGTTGGTGTTACTACGGCAGCATCGACGGCAATCGTCGCTGACGAATTGCTTGACCTGTTCTATTCTCTAAAAGCTGCCTATCGTCAGAATGCCACATTCCTTATGAGCGACGGCGCAGAGAAGGTTCTCCGCAAGCTGAAAAACGCTACGACCGGAGATTACATGTGGCAGCCTGGCCTTACCTCCGATCAGCCGAACACACTGCTTGGACGTCCGGTTGCGGTCTCTGATTTCATGCCGGCGGTCGCTGCAGGAGCGAAAGCAATCGCGTTTGGTGATTTCTCGCAGTATACCATCAAGGACACGCTCGGAATGCAGATGCAGGTTCTCGACCAGCTTTACGCCGAAAACGGTCAGGTTGGTTTCAAGGGCAACGAGCGCACTGACGGCAAACTGGTTGTTCCGGAAGCCGTGCAGGTCCTGCAGATGAAAGCGGCGTCGTAATGAAGATTAAAATTCTAACTTGCTGTGCCGGCCTGAAATTCTCATATTCTGTTGGCGAAACTGTTGATGCAGACGAAGCGACAGCAAAGGATCTGATTCAGGCAGGGCACGCAAAGGCAGTCGGCGGTAAGCAAGGGGTGCCGACTGCTGACCCACCGGAGGGAGCTGAGACGGATGGTAAAGGTAATAGCACCGCCAGCGGAGGAGCCGGTAACACTGGCGGAGTTCCGGGCGTGGATGCAGGGATTGCCGATCAGCACGGAACAGGAACCGATGGTAAACAGTCTGCTAAAAGCAGGACGTGAAGAAGCCGAGGCATACCAGAACGCCGCGTACTGTGAACAGACGTTGCAGCTTACCGTTGAGCCGGAGCCTCCGTGCCCCGACATTCCACGTGCGATTGTGCTACCCCGTCCACCGTTCCGCGAGCTGAAAAGCGTCACGGCGACATTACCGGATGGTACACAACAGGATGCGGCGGCACAGTTTGAAGTGCATAACGATGGCGGGCCTGCGGAGCTGGTTCAGAAACCGGGCAGCAATGTACCGGTTTTTTGCCGGCTGCAAGTCACCTATACGGCGGGTTATGACACAGTGCCGGAGAAGGTCAAGCAGGCTATTTTCCTATATGCAACATGGGCATGGATGCACCGGGGCGGCGATGAGTCTGTTCCGGCTGCGTTTTATGCGCTCCTCTCGAAGGGGCGGGTGGTGCCGGTATGATTAAGGATCCCGGTGAAATGACCGCCCGTATCCGTATTCAGCAAAATTTCCCGACCGGTACAGGTATCCACAAAGAAGACCATTGGATAGACCTCGGTAACAAATCCGAATCTAACCCGCCGCAGTGGACTTATGCGAAGTGGGAAAACGTCCACGGTGCAGAAGCATGGACGGCAAGCAGCGTACAGGCCACGGCCCCGGCGACCGTCAGTGTATGGTACGATTCCCGGATTACCCGGATGTGCCGTGTTGTGGACGATGCCGGAATCATCTACCGGATTACAAGTCTCGACGATATCCGCCGGGAACATCGGCAGATTGAAATGAAAGTGCAGGCGAGCGTCAATGGGTCATAAATACGGTCGGTCTGCGTTGTCCGCAACCATTACCATGCCGAATCTGGACAAATACCTCGAGAAGATCCAGGCCGCCGGGAATAACGTTGACGATGCCTGCAAAGAAGCTGTGAACGCTGCCTTGCCGATCGTGGAGAAATCCATGAAAGCGGGTGCCGAGCGGCACCGCAGAACCGGCGCCGTGGTAAACGCTATTGAAGTGACGCCCGCAAAGCAGGAAGGCAATTACATCTACGGCTCGGTTGGCATCGACATGGATAAGCACCCGGAAGCGTTTGAGGGCGTTTTTCAGGAATACGGCGACGGTCACTCTCCGTGTTTCCCGGATCCTTTTGTCCGCCCGGCTATTGACGATAACCGCAAGGAAATTCTCGCTACAGAGCGGGGCGTGCTGAAAAAGAAAGGGGTGCCGATTGATTGAGTAAATGGATGGACACCGCAGAATCGGTGTTCACGCAGTTTCAAAAGAACACGGGTATTCCTTACGATTTCGAGCGTTGGGAAACTGACCCGAATCAGCCGCTTGCCCCACAGCTCCCTGACCGGTTCATTACTTATTTTTTGGTAGACGATGAAGGTAAGACATGGGCCGACGGACAGGAAACAAGCCATGAACCGCGGATGCAGGTCAGTTTTTATACCCGGAACAAATCGGATATGCTGACCGTCCCGGATGAAATCGAGCAGGCCATTGTTGCCGCCGGTTTTACCCGTGGACCGGTCGGCCACATTCCCTATCAACCCGATACCGGTCATTATGGTTGGCGACGGGATTTCTATTTTTACGAAAGAAGGTAATTAAATGCCATCAGAATATGGCGAGCTTACTGGCCTTGACAATCTGCATTATGCTCAGGTCCTTGCGGATAATGAAAGCAGTTACCAGACCGGCCCGAACAATTTCCTGTCAAAAGCCGCTGAAATGAAAAAAGAAGCTAAAGTCGATGTGGCTATACGGTACTATGACAATAAGCCAACGTTTTCCAGCCCCAGCGAAGCTTCGACGGATGTTACGCTCACGGTTTCCGGCGTGCCGACCAGATTGGCTGCGGAGTTGGCCGGAAAGCCTTATGACCAGACGCGAGGAATTATGATTGATACCGGCGATGTCTCTAATGCGCCCTATTGTGCATTATCCGCTCGTGGTAGTTTGGGCGATGGCGGCTATCGGTTCTATCAGTTTCTTAAAGGAAAATTTTCACTTGGTGCTGAGACAGCAAAAACAAAAGAGGAAAAGGTTACGGCCAGCACGGTCGAGCTTACCTATACCGGTCTTGTAACGACACACGAATTTGCAATACCGGGCGGCACAAAGAGCGGTACAAAGGGCATTCAGGCCGATACTACGGACCCGGCTTTTCTGGGCGCAGACGCGTGGTTCTCGCAGGTGCAGACGCCGGAAACGCTCGGCAAACCCGGTGTGCTGACAATGGCGTCGACCCCGGTGGACAAAGCGACGGGCGTCGGGGAATCGGTCAAGCCCGTACTGACGTTCAGCAATTCGCTGGCAGCCGATGCAGTGACTATCGTTAAGGCGGACGGAACGCTCGTTGCCGCCGATAAGTCCTACGACTCGACCGGAAAGATTCTGACGATTACGCCGAGCGCCGCGCTTACATCGGGCGCAACGTACTCGATTATTGTTGCTGGTGTGGCTGACGTGTTCGGGCAGTCGTTGGACACGACGGCAATTAAATTCACAGTGGCATAAACCTTGGCCCGGTTCATCCGGGCCTTATATGCGTAATCCGGGCGCACGAACCCGGAAAACGGAAAATAAAATTATGGAGGAATTATCATGCTGAAAAAGCCGATTGAATTGCATATCTACGACGAAGAAAATCAGAAAGTCAAGGACACCTATAAACTGTGCATTCTGCCTTGGGGCGCCACGAAAAAGATTATCAGTGCTATGGCGTCACTTGATGAAAAGGCCACGGAGCAGGAGATCGTCGATAAATTCGATCCGGTGATCTGCGATATATTCCAGAACAAATTCGACGCTGAAACGCTTGATGCACATGGTGACACCGCCGAAGTAAAACAGGTAATTGCGGCGCTGATGGCGGAAATCGAGGAACGTGACCCAAACGCGGCAAAGGAGCTACAGAAAAAAGTAGCTCCCAAAAATACGATCCCGACTGGTGGTGCGGCTGCGAACTCGTAATGCTCGATATGCTCAAGCATTACACATTAGAGCAACTACAGGAGACCGATATTGATTTGCTGCTTCCACTCTATTCATGGTACTGCCGACAGCACGAAAAGCCGGAGGAAACGCCCGCCGGGCAGAATGTCGTTATGCGCGACGGCAAACCGTATGTTGTGAAAACGGCTGATGAAATCGGAAACATATTTTGACGATAGGGGAAAACGGTGCTACAATGTAGTCAAAATATGGATGGGGGCAGCGGAATGAAACAGATTGAAGGCCTGACCGAAGAAAACGGCGTTGTCTACTATGAGCATAACGGCGAAAAGATCAATTTGACCGAAATCGGAGACGAGTGCGGGCAGATGCACATGACAAAGGCAATAAATACGCTCACCGAGAAAACCGGCATGGAGCGGAAACTTGCGACAAAGCTCATGAGCCGCGAATATTCTCTGACACCGCCGAATCGTGCAAAAGATCAGGCTCTTGACGAAGAAATCGCCCGCTTGAAAGAAGCAAAGCGCCAGGTTAAGGAAATTGCGGCGCAGCGGAAAGCAAGCCGTTGAAAATTAATTAATCGAAAATCCGTCCTTCGGGGCGGATTTTTTACGCCCTTTTTAGGAGGCATCAAACAATGTCGGCAACAAGTGAAAACAATCTCAGCGGGTCTGTAGGACTTGACGTAACGGGGCTGAAAACGGGCGTAACACAGCTTGTCGCACAAATGAAATCCATTGAAACGAGCTTCCGCGCCTCCGCTGCCGTTATGGGCAACTGGAGTAATTCCACGCAGGGACTTTCCGAGCGGGTGTCGTCACTGCGGGAAAAGCTTTCCTTACAGCGTGAAGCCCTAACTCGAATTAATTCTGAATATCAGAAAACTGTCACGGAACAAGGGGCGGGCAGCAAATCAGCACAAAGCCTTGCAAATCAGATGTTCGACATGGAAAAGAAAATTTCCAGTACCGAGGGACAGCTCAAAAAGTACAGTACTTCTCTCCAGACGGTACAGAAAGAGGAAAAGGAAAATTCCACGGTAACGGGGCAGCTCGGAAAATCATTCATGGAAATGGCTGAAAAGTCTCGGCAGTCCACATCAAAAATTAAAGAACATTTCAGCAACCTTAAAAGTTCTATCACAGGAGCAATTGCCGGAATTGTCGCGGGAATGTCGTTGAAAGAAGTTATCGCGGATACCGATGCCGCTGAGAAGAATCTCTCACAGATGGACGCCGTGTT